CCCGACTGTTGTCATCAACGTTCCCTGTCCCTGGCGGCCAGCGCCTTGCTGTCCCCGCTTCCTCTTGCCTGTTACAGATGTAGAATTAGATTTCGTCTTGTTGGCCATGGTTGATATCACTCCGCTTGAAAGTTTCTTTTAAAGTAATTTTCCCGCGGGTATGGTCCACTTGGTTAGTTTGGGTCCAAGAACCTCATCCACCATTTCCTTTGAGTCACTCCCAGTCACCGTAGTCTCGTGAAGAGACCTCGCTCTCCCAGTCATCGTCGTCCTCCGCAGGCCAATAACCTGTTTCCTTTGCGAACTGTAGCCGCTTCTTAGCCTTCGCGCGCACATCTCCCATACCGACGGATCGCACCGGTGGTGCTTTGACTTCCCTCGGAATGGTAGGTGGCACGCGACCTAAGACAGCAGCTGACATTATCCGCAATCCAACGGGACGCTGCCCCGGTATGCGACCGCCAGGCGCAATACTGCGCAGTTCAGCTCTCTGCTGTAGCCACTCCAATGGACTGGCATACCTCATTTGAGCCTCCTCTGCGTCTACTGCGTCTGCCCAGTCGTCTAGGGCATCATCCTCGACGATTTCTGTTCCCTCAGCCCAGATCTGAGAAATCCGTTCTGGGGTGAGAGCGTTCAGCAACCCCCTCATGTCACGAATGGTGTACTTCACCGAATCTGCAACAAATACCAGCCTGTTCACCTGAAATTCCACCTCTTTCTCCGCAGCGGCGGTGTGAAGCTGGCGCGCTAGCCCAAAACGGGCAGCTGCAACCAGCTTAGCAAACGCACGCTCCTCGCCAGCTGGTGGCACCCCCATGCTGAGCACTAGGCCTCCAATACGGATGGCCGTGCGCACAGAATGGGCCTGCTTCTCTAGCCAGTCGAAGGAAGAATTGTAAGGCAAGCGCGCTATCGCGCGTGGAATGTCAATGTACGGCATCACCATGCCGTTGCGAACGTGAAAGCGATACCCCACAAACAAAAAGGGTTGACGCTCCAAACACTCTCGCACAGTGGTGACGCCGACATGATTGTCCAGTTCTTCTAGGCGAACCACAAAGCCCAACGACGCACCCTCCTTCTGAATTGCTGACTCAATCACATCCTGAGTCATAGGTAGCCCCTCTTGGCGATGCTTGTGCAGTGTCATGATAACACGCTGAAGGTAAACATCCATCAGCATGTCATTGACCTTAGACTGCAAAGGCATCCCAGACGGACCCCCGTGCTTCATCACGGCTGTGATTGATCCAGCAATTACCGTCCTTCGCTGCCTGGCCATCTTGTGCCAAACAGCAGCGGAGACAGGATCAATCTCCTCCAAGCGTCGCCGCAATGCGGCGTGAACAGGCTCTGACACGCTGCTGTGCTGCGTGAGGTCAAACGCACTGCAATCAATTG